CATAATAAACCTCGTTTATATTTAAGTATCATATATAATATTTTTTATTCATTACGTTAATGGGCCTCCTACATAGAGTTCCCATTCACCACTATCTATGAGTGGTTTTGCTTTTTTGTATTTTAATTCTTTTGTTTCTTCACCATCAGTAATCATAACAATTTCATTTCTTCCAAACTTCTGTTCATTAACTATAGTAGTTATCATTTGTCTATCGTGAATAGTCATACCATTAAGATGGTCTATCTCGTGTTGAACACATATGGTTTCTAACAATCTTAATTCTTCTTCTTGTCTGTTAGAACTTTCTTTTTCCCAACTACCTTTACCAGCACTTGGATTTTCTGCTCCACTAAAGTATAACTCACCTTCTACTTGTTCCGTAGTTATAACTATATTCTTATATCTTTTAGTGTTAATACCTTTACCCTTATAAGATAAACATCCTTCATAGTATGGAACTTCATCCCATTGTTTAACAATTTCAGGATTAATTAATATGATTGGTTCGCGAACATTAACAACAGCAACGCTGGCATCAATACCCACTTGATTAGCCGCCAACCCAATTCCGTCTTTTCTTTCTGCGAGAATTTGAAATAGTTCAGTAGCGATTTTGTTGCCTTCTTCAAGTGAAACCTCTTTTAGTTTTTTGTTTATTATTGGATTGTCTTCTTTAAGACAATTAATTACTTCATTCATATTATCTGTACCAAATATTTTTTTAATGTTTTACAAGTATCACACCAAACAGCCTTCATTGATTTGTGTTTTGGGTGCATAGTTAAATGGTCTTCTATGTGATTACGAACTAATATCATATCATCAGTATTATATTGATATAATAAATCTCGTGTAGAACTGTTTTCTCCACATTCAAGACATTGACCATTCTCCTTGATTTTTTTATCTTTTGATTTTAAAATGTAAGAACCATCTTTCTGTTTAGTAAGGTTATCATTAAACCCCATTAAAATCTCGGTTTATTATTGTTATCATACATCTTCAATGCTATGTAACCTAAAAGAAAAACTACGATAAACTCAAACACTATTTTTCACCTACGTGTTTTCTGTATAGTTTAGCATCTTCTTCATCTTTTGCCCAAAACTTACTACCATCTTTTAACTCAAACTGTTTAAGTTTATTTACAATGTGAAATGCTTGTTTTTTCTTTTTAGCCATTTATTTTACCCTTTATATAATTTATTACACCTTTAAAATATATTATGAATCCAGTAAAGAATGCTGTGCCTGATACTAATACAGATGGGTGTTGTTCACCACACAATCCTAAAAAGTGTTTGACGAAATGCATTACTGATTCTAACATTATTATTTACTCCCAAATTCTTGCTAGTCTACGAATGAAACCTAATGTAGCTCCGAAACCAAATGCAATTCCAGCTACTTGCAAGTTTCCCATATACATACCAACGGATGCTAATATATAGGCTGCAAATCTCACTACACCATATAGTGAAAAATTACCACTAGCTTCTACAAATTCTGTATTTCTCATTTCTTACCCTTTATCTATATTATGATTTAAAAAATCTTTTTGTTTCTTTACAGCTTTTTTAAGAGCTGCTTTTTTCTCATTGTGTCGGTCAATAAGTATTTGTTCTTTTGTCCTACGCTTCACTCTCTTTACTTTAGCTTTAGTTATTTTAGTAGGTGGTAAAGTACCTTTTAATTGTTTTGCTTCAACACCTTTGTGAAACACATTACCGTCTTTATCAACAAACTCTGCCATAAAGTGCCAACCTGGTGGACGACCTGTTGGTGTATAACTTTTCTTTTCTTCTGGCATACCCACTGCCTTTAAGACACAATATGAACATACAGCTGAGGTGGTGTCATCACCAACGTTCTCAACCCAACGTCCACATTTTTTACATTCTAATGCTCCCATAATATTCCTTTATTTAATTCTTTGAGTGCAGGACAGGATTCGAACCTGCGAATAATGGATTTGCAATCCACCCCATTAGACCACTCTGGCACCTGCACGGCCGATGCGATTTACCCGTTGTAGCCATTTCTTATCCTGCACTTCTTTTATATGTTTACAATATCT